CTGTAAAACGTAAACGTGCCAACCCAAAAGGCAAAGTAAAAACTATAGTTAGAAAGAGGAAAAGATAATGCCCTTTAGTAAATATTCTCCAAAACAGAAAAAACTAGCTAGAACAGCCCCACCAAGAAACAAAATTACAGGGGCAGATTTCAAGAAACTCAAAAAGAAAAAGAGGAAAAAGTAATGGCAAAAGGTGTAAAGCATTATTTTAGAGATGGTACAGAATACAAAGGTGGTATGCACAGGATGCCTAATGGCAAGTTACATTCTGGTAAGACACATACTAAATCTTCAAAACCATTATTTCACATGAGAGAACTATCCAAAACTGCACAGGCTAAAGCTAGAAAAAGAAAGTAAGATCATGGATATTGAGCAGTTAAGAAAAGAACTTGAAGCTGATGAGGGTGTAAAAAAGAACGACAAAGGTAATCATATTACCTACTTTTGCAGCGAAAATGTGGTTACAGGTGGTATAGGTCACATGATTACAGAATGGGATGATGAGAAGTATTTGCAAGTTGATGTTGAGATACCAGATGAACAAGTAAGTGCTTGGTTTGATAAAGATATTGAGACTGTAATTAAAGATTGTGAAAAGTTATATGATGACTTTAATTATTTACCAGAAGAAGCAAAATTAATTATTGCAAACATGATGTTTAATCTTGGTTATCCTCGACTAAGCAAATTTGTAGGCATGAAGTCTGGTGTAGATAATAGAGATTGGAATAAAGCTGCTGATGAGATGATTGACTCAAATTGGTATAAACAAGTGCCAAACAGAGCAGGTAGGCTTGTCAAACGTATGAGGGCTTTACATGGCTCAATCTAAACGTAAGAAAAAAAAGTCAGTCAATTTATCTGTTGGTAGAGGTGAAAAGCTATCAGTTAAGCAAGGTGGTGGTCTTACTGCAAAAGGTAGGGCTAAATACAATCGTGCTACAGGCAGTAATTTAAAAGCACCAGTTACAGGTAAAGTTAAACCAGGCAGTAAAGCTGCTGCTAGAAGAAAGTCTTTTTGTGCCAGGTCTAGGAATTGGAAAGGGCCAAGAGGGAAGGCTGCAAGACGCAGATGGAAATGTTAACAACTAAGGAGATATATTATGCCTATGGGTAAAGGTTATGGCTCTATGAAGCCAAAAAAAAAGAAAACCAAAATGGTTAAAAAAGTCAAAACAAACAAGATGGCTAAAAGACGTAGAGTTTAAAGTGTAACAGGTTTTTCAAAAACATTCTTTTTTTGTTTGCATTACTATGCGTTTTCGCATAAAATAAATTATTGAATGGTTAGGAGACTTAAATGAAACTTACAAACGTAAAATTGTCGCTTAGTGAAGCGCAAGGTTTTGTGTCTGAAAATCACAGACATTCAGAGCCACTTAAAAGACATAAATTCAGTATTGGTGCTGTGGATATAAAAGACAGTAATTCTATTGGGTTTGATATCAATAACCTATTGGGTGTTGCTACAGTTGATGTGCCATCATCTAAATGGAACAGAAGAAGGGATCATGTAGAGATTAGAAGGCTCTGCACAAAAGGTGGCAAAGATGTTGCTAGTTTTCTTCTTGGTAAAGCTAAAGCAGCTTGTTTTGCTATGGGTTACAAATGTGTAATTACATACACAAGACCACATGAAAGTGGCATATCTCTAAAAGCTAGTGGTTTTTGGATGCAAAAAGCAACTTATAAAACCAACAAAAAAACAGGTAAAATTACTGATGGTTTGATTCAATGGATAGCAGTTGATGGTATGCAACCAAACCAAGATGAGAGAGATTTTACCAATGATGTTTTAAAACAACTACAAAGAGCATCATAATATGAAAAAATCAGATTTTCTATATTTGTTAAAGACAACTATTGGTCAGAGTGTTTTCGATCAAATGTGTCAAGCTGTTCTTTTTTCAAAGCATCAAATGATTTTTGAAATGAAAAGCAATGAAGAATTAGTGGCTCAATTTATATCTAAGTGTATCAACAAGGGAGCAAAATAATGACAAAAGAGATACCAAGTAATTGGATAGATGTTGGTAATGGTATTTATCATCACGATGATATGGCTATTTATAGTAATGACAAAAATAACGAAGTTCATCTTCTAAGTGTGACAAAGTCAAAATTTTCTTTGCTATTAAGCACAAAAGATTGGAATGAGATATTAAATTTTGTAAAAGAAAGAGGAGTAAAATAATGAAACAATCAAGAGTAAAATTTGCATTTAATGACAACTATAATATGAACTGTGATATTGATGAATTAAAAAAATTAGGTTTTCAAAACTCATCATATCATAACGATTTAGCACCATCTTACACCAATTCAAAAGGTAATATTCAAGTGTATTTTTTTGATCTTGAGGATGAGTCAATAAAAAATGAGGGCATTGAATATAAATATTCTATTTTAAAATTAGACGAACATGGTGAATATTTAGATGATATCGGACAAGTAAATACATTTGATGAAATGATAAAATTAGTAAAAGAAAATGAAACTAATCTACTTTCAATAGATTATAACACAACTCTTTCAAATAAAGATATGTGCGAAAAGTTTATTACTTCACTTTACATTAATAACAAATTGTTTCATTTTGATGATGATCCATCGGTGCAAACTGACAAAAATGGAAATTTATTATTTACAACAAAAGAATGTGAATTATTAAACAAAAGAATTGATGAAATTTTTGAAATTCTTGATGATCCTTACGAATTAGCAGTTGAACTAGTAAGTCAGGAGCAAATTAATGTCAGTTAAATACTCCTATGATAAGGCTAATGGTGTTTATTATTTTAGAAAAAATGGTAAGAAAATAGCATTTGCCAAAACTGAAGAAGCCTTAACAAAAAAGCTGATGCAACTTGGTAAATTTTCAGAGGTAACAAACAAAAGTAATCTAACTGTTAAAGATGCTTTTGACAGTTTCTTGCCTTATGCAAAGCAGAATGTAGCCCCTACAAGCTATCGAAACTATTTAGGCTATATAAATAATCATTTAGCTGATGAACATTCACCTTTTATGGTCGATGACAAACCTCTTATTGATTACAAGATATCAGATTTAGACGATCATATGATGGATAAAATATTAAAAACACTTAAAAGAACAAAGCACAATGTATCAGCTACAACCATTGTTCATATTTATAGTGTTTTTAAAAGTGCAATTACTTACATATATAATGAGAATAGAAAGCATTTTGATATCAATCCATCTGAAAGCAAAAAGGCTAAAATTAGCAGACCTAAGAAACAAGTATGGTGTCCTAATAAAGAACTAGCTAGGGAAGTCTTAGAAGCCGTTGATAAGTATTGTAGCCCTGACAATGCTTTATTCACTCACCTATGCTCATTAGGGCTTAGATCAAGTGAGGTTAGCCCATTAAAAGCTAGTGATTTCTTTTTTCATTCACCAAAGCCTTTTGTCAAAATCACAAGAGTGCAAACCAGGTATGGTATTAAATACAATGAACTAAAAAATGGAGAACAGGAACGATTTGTTTATATTGGCGCTAGATCAGTAGAAAGAATAAAATCTTATATTATTGGTTTAAATGGTGGAGATTGGCTATTTCCAAGTAAGAAAAAGAAAAATAAACCTAGAACACATAATGGTCTTGTAAAAGGTGGCATAAAAAAGGCACTACAAATTATAGGCAAAGACTCTGATTGGAAGGGTTGTGTTCATGCTCTTAGACATTATTATGCTAGTATTATTATTGAGGTAGCTATGAAAGAGAAAAAGTCTTTTAAATGGATACCAAAACAATTAGGACACAAAGATTTGGCAACAACTATGAATATTTATGGACATTTAATTGAAGCTGATGATGATGATATCGGAGATGTAATAGAACAAAGTTTATATTATTAATATGCTAATTTGCATAATTTTTTGTTTTTAATTGACACTATTCGTATTCGCATATTATAAGGAAAATATGACCAATTTACATACAAGTGATACACTCATCGATATGTGGTTTCCATCAAGGATGGACATTGAAAACTGCCCTATGGATTGGTTCAACATCAAATATGTTTATGGTTTAGAGCCTGATAAAATGCCACCACCTAATGCTAAAATGAGATCAGGTAGTGCAGTTGAGTCTTGTCTTGTAGATATGATGAAAGGCAAAGCTGAACAAGAAGCTAGGGAGCATTGGCAAAACGTATTAGAACAACACCACCCTATTAATGATAAAGATGTTCATCAAAAAAATGTATGTATAGGTCAGTTTCAAGATGTAGTAACTAACTTACTTTCTGCTTTTCGTGAAATGAACGTAGAAGCAACAGATTTTCAAGAACTTGTAAAAGGTGAAGGCAAAGGTATTGACCTTGCTATGGGTGGTTATGTTGATGTAACTACCAAAAATTCAATCATAGAAATTAAAACACAATGGTCTACGGCTAGTGGTTTATTTAACAAAGATGGATCACTTAGGCTTAGAAAGCCTAGCAAAACAGAGACACCTTCTAAAGCACATTTACGTCAAGTTGCTACATATACAAACGCAGCACAAAAGCCACCAAAATTAGTCATAGCTAATGCGTTTGAATACACAATATTTGATGAAAACAATACAGAATTTTTGAGACAGAAAGAACTTAAACAAGCCTTTGAGACAATGAGAATATCAGCTAGGGCAAGGCAAAACTTACTAAAAATATCTAACGATCCAAGAGTTTTTGCTATGTATGCACCACTAAATCTCATGCACTATGTTTGGAATGATTTTGATGAAGAAGTTTTAAAAGAAATAATGACAATATGGGGAGTAGAAATATGAAAAATGCACTTATATGGTTAGGTCAACTATTTAGTTGTCTAGCATTATTTGGCTCATTTTATGTAATTTACATA